CTATCCACCAAGTCAACCACAAATCCCGATAAGCAGTGAGGAAGCAATCTTTCTCAAGTCCATCTGGTATCGAAGCTGTGCAAGAATTGAGAACTGACAAAGTCTGCTGAGTGCCATTCAGCAACCAAGGTGTCAACAGCCCCGTCGTTCTGTCATGGTAATATAGATGGACCGTCCCTGAACCCGGAGTAGTTCCAGACCTTCCCGTGATCTCTGCAGATGCCTTGCACTGAACATGATCCTGCCCATAAGCAACCGGAACAAACAAAGCACGTTGCTCATCATACCGAACCGTGATCAAATCAATATTGGGTATCAGTATGTGCTTCGGGGTTGACCCATGATCATGGCCCCGAACATCCAAGATATACTGTTGAGTTGTATCTACATTCCACACATCTGCAGAATGATCATACCACTGAATCTCACAAAGATACAACCCGCTGTCTGCCGTATCCCCAGTCTCAGCAATGTTGTTTGTAATACGAGCTAAGAATTCAATGTGTGCCTGATCAGCAGCAGATCCAGGCCAGGCCCCTCTGTGACCAAACTGGCCCCCACCCTCTCTGGTAACCTGACGAGAAGCCTCACTCAACCGATTAACATGATCGGCAGATAAACCATCACCAGTCTTCTTCTCTGGAAGTTTTTCACGCATCGTATGTTATACAGTGGGGAACCATGCATTTGGACTAAAAATTATATTCAAATCGGTAGTCCTGTATATAGTTTGATTTGCGCCATCAACTCTCAAATGCTGCCACTTCCCCACGTCGGCCTTCCATATGTGATTGTGTCCCCTGATATGAGCCTGATCTTCCACTCGTTTCTCCAAAAACTTCAAATCTAATTTAAACGGAGGTTGTGTAGCAGTTCTCCACGTGAACTGTTGGCGAATCGAATAACCAACAAACAATATTGTTTCTTTGGTGGCTCCAAAAAAAATGGGCATGGAAAGCGTATTTACTTTACCCAAAGAACTCCGAAGCTTTGCTATCAACGTGTCCGTAAGATAAGCACGAGGTACTCTGGGCCAAGTTACATTCCAATCCGTTTCTGGAACAATTATAGAAATGGGTGTAGTCTGCAACTTGTTCTTGGTGACATCTGATGAACTGGTCACATCATTTTCAGCCCATCCTGCCTTTGGTGCCGTGCTGTGTATAAACTCTCCGGCAGCATTCGCAGATATTTCCAGAAACGTAAACGGGTCGTTGGGATCACTCTCTGACTGAGATCGTTGAACGTCGGTACTATATTCTATGGTTACCAAAACATTTGGTTGATACGTACCGGCAGGTGCAGTTGGATCAGAAGCAAAGGGATCCACTGGCTTACCATCGAAGTGTGCCTTCCATGATAATGATTGAGCACGTAAATTCGTTCCATTTATGAGTCCAGTTCCAGGATAAATAAGAGAAGTTCCAAATATGAGAGGAGCTGGGAACATCTCCAATGCAAGATCCTCAAGCCTATCCGCAGGAATTAGAACAGTCTCACTTACAACTGCTTCCTCCATGCCGAAAGAACCATCACGTTCAACATATCTAAACGGTATACCACCATTTGTTTGCAATCGCCATGTGGACGGATCTTCATACTCAGACATCAGGATAACACCATTGGACTGGGTTTATCTTTGTTCTCGTTCAATATTTCATTTGTTTTCTTTTGTTGTTGCAGCATCTCATCCTGAATCTTGTTTCCTTTTTCACCTATACTGACCAAAGGATCTTTCTCCTTCAATGCTGCATCTTGAAACTTCTTTCCTAATTCTGCAAATCCTATCCGACCTGGCTCTATAGAAAGCAAAGGTGGAACCACTGGTGCGGGTGGTTTCTTTTTTTCTTCCTCTTTGGGCTTGGAGCCTATCGTTCCTCCCTTGAGTTCCTTGGGTGGAGTCAATGCTTCTATCTTGATGTCAGATGCAGCCTTACCCAATATGTCAAGCAATTTCTTTTGTTCATCTTCCAGTTCTTTACGCACACCAGCAAGAGGTGATTCCTGAGCCATCCCTTCTGCAAATGTATTACCAGCAGCTTCACCCGCAGTCTTAAATGCAGAATCAAATGATCCTTGAACCTTGGCCATTTCAGAATTGAATTCATCCTTGAAGGCGGACATGAATTCACCACCACTGAACTTAGATTTTATCCCTGCCCACAATCCTTGAAACAAACCTTTGATGGCACGACCAGATGCCTCAAAAGCTGTCACTATGTTCTTCGCTGTTGTAAATATCAAAGTACCCACGAAAACCATGGCTGACTTGGCACTGGTTTTTATGATATTCCAAATCGACAAAAACTTATCAGCAATGATAACCAAACCCAAAGCAGCAGTAGTCTTCATCAGTTCCCAAGTAGTAGACCAATTTTGAACTATGGCTGAAAAAACAGAAGCAGCAGTCAATGCAAAATTGGCAAATGCATCTATTATGAATGTGACTGCATCAGCTACAGTTTCAGGTAGCTTCTCTATTTCAATTCCTAACGACTCAGCTATTACTTTGACCAAAGATGCAATGGCCTTGATAGCGGCATCCGCCATGATCAATACAGCATCCTTGAATATGTTCCATGCAGCTGTTAATTTAACAGAAGCAGCAGCCAATGCATCCTGCACCGACTTCATGGCTCCCAACATCTTCACCAATTTTATGATCCCAACAACAGCCATACCAAGACCAACCAAAAGAATACCCACACCAGTTCCGATCAAGGCTGCTTTCATTGCTGCTCCTATGGCAGCGATCGCAGCCCGCATTCCAACACTGGTCGTAACAAATGCTTTCATGGAAGTAACAGCAGAAACAATCCAAAGAACAGCACCCTTCATTGCTCCAACTAATTGACCACTTGTAGTAACCGCAATCATACGTATAACCGCAATCACCCTTGGTCCTATCAAAACAATGCCAGCAAAAGCTGCTGCAAACTTAGCTACAGTAACCAACGCCCCACCAGTAGCTTTATTATATTCACTCAACTTTCCTATAACCCTAGAAACAACATCAACCACAGAATTTAAAACTTCCATCATCCGCATTTGAGCTTGCGTGAACAAAGTGACAAGCGGAATCATCTTCTTTCCGAACTCTTCTTTAAGATCACCCAATGCATTCTTTGTTTGTTGCAACTTTCCTGCAGGCGTTTTAGCCAATGCTTCAGCCGTTCCTTTGGATTGCGATTCCACTGCCTTCAACAAAATCTCTTGAGCCCCCAACAAATTCCCAGATTCCATCAACAGTTTTATCTGCTCCTTCTGTTGCTTTGAAAACGTAACACCAGAACGAGTCAATGCCGTCAAACCTTTTGCTGGATCTTCCAATGCCTTGGCCATTTGTTGAGTAACCCCCTTCAATGGCCCGAAGCCTGCTGCACTCAAATCCTGAGCAGATGCTATTGCCCGCTTGAATACATCTCCTGTTACATTCTTGAACGTACCGAGTATGGCCATTGACTCCAAAATCTCTTCATCACCAAACGTCGTGCTCTTCTGCATGCTGGAAGCCATCTTCTTCAACTCTTCAGCAGTGAATCCAGCAGCACCTCCCGTAGCTTTGATCACTGCTGCAACCCTAGCCTCTGCTTGAATCTGACGTTCTGCCAACCCAATGGATTGTTTGGTCAAACTAACAAATGCACCAAGCCCTGCTGCACCAGCAAGAGCACCACCCAAAATACCAGCCAGCCGACCAACACCAGCACGTATGGGTCCTTCGGCCTTTCTAAAATCCCCAGGAAGTTTACTGGCATCCGCTCTAACTAATACGAATGCTTTAGCCAGTTCTATACCCATCTACTCAATCTCCGTCTTAGCTTTTGCTTCTCTGGTTCGTTGCCTTTCTTCTCTGGCCAACTGACGTTCCTCACGTGCCTTTTGTCTTCTGGCCCTGGGTGAATCTCCTTCTCGATTCTTTCTTTCTTCTGCTTCCATCAATCTTCTGGCCAATGATTTTCCACCCACCCGAAGCTTGGCTTTGATTTCTGTACCATCAACCGAACGGCCCTTGACTATTCCATCATCAGATACAATCTCAGCAGAGGCTCTCACAGCCTTTCTAACTCCTTTGGTTCGCTTGAGGAGTCTTTTATCACATAACCGAAAATACACTTGATCTGGGGTCATTTTGGAAACCTCATGAGGTGTATAGCCTGCACCTCCATCCCAAGGGTTGTCACACAATATTCTGATATCATATGAAGTGATACCAAAATCCAACCCCCTTCCTTCCGATTCATTGGGTTCGTTTTCTATTTTTAATTCAGCCTGCTCCAATGCAGCAGGCTTTACATATTTCCCACTGCTGGTACAGTCAATCGTTCCACTATTCTAGCTGCCTCTATGATCTTTGCCATAGACCAACCACTCACTTGTACCTTCGTCATCTCTGGATGATTAATCTGAATCGATGACCATACAAATGTAATCATCCCATCATACGATGCTGTCACCCACCAAGTATCATAAGGGATATTGATTTTATGGGGCCAACGATCTGTGAGACTCTTTACCATATTCCCACTGATCTTATCAGAATCCAAAGCAGTGGCCAACAATGCTCGTTGAGCAGATTCTTCCTCTGGCAATTCACCAAACTCATCTTCCAAAGCAGCCTTGAGTTTTTCATTTATTGGAATCTTGGTAACATCGTAAGCCGCCTTAACAGGTAAATCACTTACATCCCAACGAGCAGCTTCTTCCAGTTTCTTCTCCATCAATGAAGAAGCATTTCCATTGCTCAATAAATCTAAATTATCTGCATACGTTTGAAGATACTGTCGCTTATAAAATTTAATCGCCTCCCTTTGTACTTCATGCAATTGACGAAGTTCAATGGGAGAAATATGATACTCTTTTTCATCTACAGTAAGAGTTTCACCTACACCTAAAACACGTGCCACTTTATCAGACATTGAATAGTCTCCTTGTTTTTACAACAATTCCTGATCCTATAAAATAAGATCAAGGTTTCATCAACTCACGTGCGAGAGAGCCACAAGGACGACGTGCTTTAAGAAAGCCTAGAGCATAGGCTGAAGAAACCGAAATGGTTTGATGTGATTTTTTGGTGGGCTTCGCTCGTCTCACACGTTCCTGCTCACAAACCAAGCAGGGACACAACTTCCAACAATGTATCTCCTCTTTCTTCACTAAAATTAAATCTGATTGTTTCATGCCAAAACCTACAAAGTACGTACTGTAGCCCCAGCTTCACCAGGATAGTAAAATACTCCATCACTTCCCCAGTCAGCAGTCCAACCAAGTACCTCTTCTGAATCTATATCCACTGTCAAATTAAAGTCCGTGTTCATGGCTCTGGGAAAATCCCAATATAACGAAGTAGCATCCAACCAAAGAACAGCAATGGCAATGTCTTCAGGTTGAAACAAATCAAACACCTCAGCCGACGTGTCATACTTTCCTTCTGTACTGAAAGTGCAATCCTTTCTGCCTGCTGCCCTGTTCGTGAAACCATTGGAATCACTGTCACCCCATTCCGTTCCTCCAGCCAACGTGGGATTAACTTCCCAATTAGTCGTTCGAGCAACAGTAGTTGTGGCAACGACGAACTTTCCATTTCGTCCAGTCAACGTATTTACGGAAGTCATAGGTGAAACCCTTTCACTATTTATTCACTACTCGAACTGCTCGAACTGGACGAGCTGCTAGAGCTACTAGAACTTGAACTAGACGAGCCTGAACTTGATGAGGAACTGCTGGTGGCACTGGAAGATGATGATTGACTCGATGAACTGTGAGAACTAGAAGACGAACTGGATTGACTGCTAGAACTACTGGATTGACTGGAACTACTAGATTGACTAGAAGAACTAGAACTAGATGAACTGCTAGAACTAGATGAACTACTGGAACTGGATGATGAACTCGTATCATCATCGAATCTTCCCAACACCCAAACACTGTAGTTAACATCAGCAGCATTCGCAGTTAGCTTGATTCTGTGAGAAGAAGCATCTGTAACATTAAATCCAGTTGAATCAGGCTGATACTTTAACAGAACACCTTGGCCACGCAACGCACCACCCAGAGCCACCGTATGAATACCAATGGGGTCCCAACCATTCGTACCATCTGGTTCTATCTCCAATGATCCAGCAACCCCTATGCCATTCTCATTCCTGATCAAAATAGCTACGATGGCCTCAACAGCCAATGCTTGTCCAGCAGCGTCATTACCATCCCCTGCTCCCTGATCCAGTCCAGTATAATCAAACAAATCAATGACTTGATTACCACCAGACGATATGGTCTTGGCACTACCAGATGTATGCTTCCACTGCCAAGCACGATTGGCCATAGAAGGTCCATTGCCACTGGTCAACGTATCACTGATATCAGCCAACAGCTGACCCGATATCACCTGACCATCGAGCATTGTATTCCGAATTGTAGTACTGACTTGTACTATAATCTTAGGATCTACTAGGCTTCGTGTTCCCATGATTTATACCGCCACTGGTATGTCTAATTTGAATATATATTTAACCGTCCACATATGGACTTCATCATCAACCCGAATACCAAAATCAGATTGATACTGATTAATCAACACGACCCCATTGTCCAAAGTCAACGCAGTAGGAGAAGTTGTTGGATGACCACCAAACGCAGCCATTATTTCTCCCGCCAACTCAGATGCCAATTCCTTGGCACTCTTGTCTGCAGTCTGTTGAGCAAACACCCGAAAACTAATTTCTGCATCTTTTATGTGGTGCTTCTCACTCGTCGAATGGCCCACCATCCTAGCTACAATATTGGGTTCAGGGGAATCATATATTGCATAAGGAAAGGGTGTACCTGGTGCAGCCTCTGTGTCATTCAGTGTTATATGATCATCCGTAGAAGACCAATGAGATTCAAATGAAGCACCAAGACCACTACTCACCCAAAGAGCAGCAACAGCCTTGTGTAAATCAGCTGAACCAAGTACCACGTTTTATATCCCCGTAATTGGACCCGACAATATTCTGGTTATTCTGGAACGTTCTTCTCTCAGAGTCCGAACCAAAAAACTCCTGTCTAAACGCTTCGATGTTTCCAAAATTACACCATAATCCAAAGGTGTTCCTACAAAACCCTCAACAACTTTACCACTGATCTTCGTATCCCCAAAAATTGTTTTCAACAATTGCGTTGTATCTGCTCTGGGGAACTCACCTTCTTTGCTTCGTTCAGTAACAATAACACGTCCAGTCACTGAACTGTTCTCTTTTTTAACTGGTACAGAGATATTCTTTCTTGTCTGATTTACCAAAAACCCCACTGCTGTTTTTGTCCGCTGTCTCAAACTCAGAGTAATATCCCTGGACACCTTGTCAATGAAAAATTCAATTCTAACATTCTCACGACCAGCACCGGCAGATCGCCTGGCTTTTGCTGCTGATACAGATCCTGCATTGGAACGAGGCATGCGATCCACTTACCGTTGAAGGGACTTCCACTTCTCGTAATCTTTTTCAAATGTCGGTTGTTGATTCTCCGTCCGTGCTCCTGGATTCAAAAGGTAATGACCAGGCAACTCATCAACATCTTCCAGTTCAGGCTTCGGTCCCTTGGTCATGGTAATCGATCCTTCTTCCAACAACCAAATGACTTCACGACACAAGTTCTTCATCCGATGAACATCGAGAGTTCCTCGTTGTGTATCTACTCCCTTTATCTCAGATGATGCCCTTGTACCCGAACTGCGGCGAAGGAATTGTTTCAGTTTCGCTCGTGCTGTATCATCATCGTTCAACAAGTCTATGATCACATATTCACAAGCAGCTGGGTTCACATGTAGTTCCATCCCCGGAACTTCAGGAGGAGCAACACCCCTGACCTGTTGCGATCGGATCTCTCCACTGACTGCCACCGTTACCACCTTCAATTTACTACGAAGTCTGCAACCAGGAATACTCTGCAAAAGAACATCACAGTTTCGAGGATGATCTACGATGATACCAAAGGCAGGTACCACTATGGATCCTTTCGTTTTGTTAACAGTCGCTGGCATGATTGTATGTCTCCTTTGAGCGTCTCCATTTTAAAAGATAAAAATGCAGCGGGGGGAGAAGGAGACAATAAACTCCCCCCGCCACACGACCCAAAGTTATGCAGGAGCAGTCGTCGTAATTGCTCCAGCAGCCGCTCTTTCAAGTTGTCCACCATATCGAGCAGTGGCAACGATGAGCATCTCATTGTTTCGAATCAACGTATCACCCTCAGTAGAGGATCGAAGCGTCAATCCACGTCTGCGATACATGCGGTAACGACTCAAGATCGCATAGAAAATCTGAGCATTGGTCAGACTCTCGTTGATCTTGTATGGACGTTGCATGATCGCATAATCATCATAGTTGTTCGTACCACCAACAGTACCCGTACCAAACAGACGCCGATTATCAGCAGCACCAACAGGTAGAGCCAATGCACGTTGGTAACTGGTTTCAGTTCCACAGAACACTGCAGACTGAAGTACGTTGGCACGATGCTCTGCCTTGGCAACACCGAATCGAGTTGACTCATAGTTGCCAATGCTGGTGGCACCGCCCCATGCAACCGTAGTTATGCCGGCTTTGTTGATGACACCTTCCGGTTGCGTGGTACCATTGCCAGCTGCAATCACATCATCCAGATCCTCCAGCAACCGCTCACCATACTGAGTGGTTATGTGAGCACCGAAGTCAATGGGCGTGTCTGACATGAAGTCAAGCCCAATCTGAATGGCACCTTCCCATCTGAAAACAGTCGTATCGAAAGCCGTAACATAACTGGTCGTGGTGAACAAGGTAATGGCAGTGTCATCGATGCCACCCCATGCACCCGTAACTGTTCCGGTGGCCACTCCTTCGATGCGACGACCACGATCGAGAGGAACCGTGTTGACCAGTGGGAACAACTCCCCATGAAGCAACGGAGTCTGAATCACCAGATCATCGAATACAATCGGAGCTGCTTCCGTACCTCCCGAAGTGGCATCGTCGATCAATGCCTTCTGTTCATTCGGAGTCAGCAATCTGTTCTTGATGTCGGCGAAGTCACCCCCATCAGAAGCACCACCCCAAGGCATCTTATCCATTGCATAATGGATCAATTCCTTGTCATGATCGGGCAACGTTTGAAAACCAATCGTTCGGCTACCCTTCTGTGCAATGGAGCAACACATCTTTGCATAAGCACCGGCAACTGCCTTGTCCAACTCTGAGGGATCATGGACCTGTCTGCCATGCTCACTGAAGTCCACCACAGGACGACCAGCAAGTGGGTGTGGCTTCCCAGACTTGCTGGAGCTGGGATATATCATGACAGACTTCGTGTCACTGTAGCCCTCCCAGGCCCCCTTCACGCGGACATCACCGAACTCATCAACGGGGATTCCTGTTCCCATCAACTTGGTCATCTTCTTGTGCCAATCAACTTCTTTCTTCTCGGGCTTCTCTTCCAACTTCTCTTCCGTCTTGGTCTTCGTCTCACCTTCTGGTTCAACCTTGGTAGGTTCCTTCGGAGTGAGCAACTGAGTCAACTCTTTAATGCCATCACCGATGGAAGAGAGTTGCTTGTTGAATTCATCAGCCTGATCAACTTCCTTGTCCGTGGTCAACTCTGCATACTTTTGCGTGCTGAGCTTGCCGGTGGCCAATGCAGTTCCAAGAGCCTTCTGAAATTCCTCATCCGTCGCATCTTCCTTGACGCCACAAGTTTCAATCAACCACTGCTTAATTCGAGTATTCATTTGAACTTCCTATTTTTAATCTGAGATAAAGATGATGCATCATTCTGCGACTATCGCTATTGATTCACCGCCCCACCAAAGATTTGTACGCTTCGATTCTCTTCTGCTGCTTTTTGTTTCTGCTGTT